CGATTGCGCGTAGTTGTCATAGTTACTGGGATCGTCGGCCAGCCCAGGTGCGAGCTTCATGAATGAGTGAAACGCATCAGTCCCCTGCTCCTGGACCTTCCCGGCGACCTCAGTGTTGGTGAGCTCGTATTGGCGAAGGGTGTTCAGGATCTGAGGATAAAACGCACCGATGCTTGGAGTGCGCTGGATCGTATCCAGCGCGGTGTCCAAATCTGGCGAGCTCGCCAGGATTTGCCCGGCCTGCTCACGCGCCGCGAAGTTTTGCTGGAACATGCGATTTTCATTCAGCGCATTCTGGAGCGATGCAAACTGTCCGAGCATCGCCAACGGGCCACCACGTCCGCCAGCGCCTCCTGCTGCACCTTCACCCGCATGCAGCGGGATCTCTGGATCAATCGGCATTGTTCGGCTCCATCAGCATATTGCTATTCATCGGCCCTGCGGTGTTGCCGCTGGCTTCGCTCTGCTGCATTTTCTGCTCCGCCCCCAGGCCCATCAGGAGTTTGAGCGATTTCACACCCAGCTCATGCCCGACCGATGCTTTGACCTGCTGCAACTGCGCCTCGCGCTGCCGAACGCCCTGATCCTGCTGTGCAACCCATGCTTGCAGCGCCTGGGGTTGCTCCGGCATATCGGCCAGCAGTCCAGCGACAGCACTTGCGCTCATCCCCGCCGCCACAATCCGCCCCGCGCCCTTCACTACATCCTCTGGCGTCACCATATCGCCCATCTGCGTCAGCTGATCCATCACCCCACGGACAGCGGCGAGCCGGGTTTCAGACTCTGTCACCTTGGCCCACTTGGCCTGGGCTTCGTCTTGAGCGTTTGAGAGATACTCACTGAGGGATTTCACAGGGGCTTGCGCAGAGGGGGGTGGTGCAGGCGTAAGCGATGTGCTTGGAGCGGGGCCAGCGCCCTGCGGCGGTGCTTGCATCAACTCATTGCTCTGATCCATCATCGCCATCTTTAATCTCCTACCAAGTCGTCCCGCTGAATCCAGTCAGCGAGTTGTTGAGCGATCCAGGATTGAAGCTGCTTGCAGCGCTGGTCGCAGCTGGCGCCCCAAACATCCCACCAGGATTCAGCCCATACAACAGCCCCAGTGAAGCCGCATTATTCAGCCCCCCACTCAGCGCATTCGCAACGCCGATCTGGCCCGCTGCAGCGGCGCTGGCGCCCGAAGTCAGATATTGATTCGCCGTTGATTGCGACTGCACTCCGAGCTGGCCCCCAGCGGTCGCCGCAGTCAGTCCAGTGTTCATCAGATTGAGATAATTATTCAATTGTGATTGATATGTATTCTCCGCCAACCCCGTCGCGTAATTCGCTGCGCCCTTAAGCGCCGCACCGCTGTCCGCGAGTCCCTGAGCGGCAAAGCCGCTCTGCACGCTCTCCAGCCCCTGCTGGCGTGTGAATTGATATCCTGGGGTTTGAGCCAGGAAATCCATCATGCTATTGCTTGGCGCGCCTGCGGCGCCTGCGCTCGGCGCTGCTGCGGTCTGCATCACAGGATTACTCACCAGCCCCGTGATCGCAGATTTCATCCCAGCATTCGCCGGATTCGTGGTCGTCGCAGCCCAGCGATTCGTCGCTGCCTGCACACCAGCCCAATTCCCGCTGGCCAGCGCCTGGGATACACTCTGTCCGAATGGAGTATTCGACAGTCCATATTGCTTCAGCATCCCGCTGAGCTTCCCACCTGTCGCCCCGATGTCAACGCCAGGAGCAGCGGCCGCGCCAGCACCAGCGGTCGGTCCAATCCCCAACAATCCCTCGGCCATCGGAATCGCGGCCTGCCCAGCAGTGCGGAACGGCGCGAGCTGATTATTGACCGTATTAAACATATCCATCTGGTCTTGTGCAGCAGTCTGTGCTGCAGCGGACTCAGTATTCGCTGCGCCGCTGGCGGCCATGGCGCTGATACCAGATCCAACAAGCCCAGCACCAGCACTGATCGCGACCGCAGTTGGGAGAGAAATCGAGGCCATAGTTCAGTCTCCAATCCAGAGGATATATTCCTGCTTGGCAGGCTTGGCCCCCCAGCGCATAAAGAATCGCCCAATTTTCGCTCCCCGCCCCTGGAGCCTATGATGGGGGAACAGGCAGCGGACTCCAGCGATTTTCAAATCCGCCAGCGAGTGGAGGAATAATCTCTGCGCCACGCCCCAATTGCCGGGGGCGACAAAGAACGCGCCCTGGAATGCAACCAGCAGATCACGAGACTCCAAATCCTTCGCGACCTGCCAGGTCAAATACCCAATCAACTTACTCCCCCTGCGCGCCGTGTACACGCGTAGCACCCCAGCATCACTGGCCGCCGCCATGCCCTCGGCATCAGGCGCAAAGCGCCTCCGAGGCTCAATCACACCATCTCCGACCTCCGCTGCGTGCCACTTTGCGAGCTCGCTTGCCTCGGGCCAGATATCGCGGAATGACTCGCGGGCTAATTGAACTCGAAGGCGCGCTGGCCAACGAGCTCCAGCGTTCGTCTCGCGACTTCTGCTTTCAGCATTTGGTGTTTGGGATAGTTGATCCATAGCTCGTGGAGTCTCTTGCTCATGTCGATCTGGATGTTAGTGGAATTATACAAGTTCCAGCGGGGGAGATCGAAGGGGGATTGGGTGAGGAACTCGAATAAGTGGGCGCAGGTATTAGGATTGCCCAGATGATGATATTGCACAGCCATCACGCCCGGCTGGGCTTGGAGATCATCCAGCATAGCATCGCGCGCGAGGAGCTCATCAATCGACGCGCTGAGCCCACATCGCAGCAGCGAGCGTTCGACCTCCCGCACCGGCCGGCGAATCACAGCACAGCGCGCATTAGGCATCAGCACCCGAATGACCCTCCACCCCACCATCGCGCCAGTTTCGCAGCTCCCGCTCAGCGCCCCCATGGGCTCGAATTGCCCTAAGAACTCCTCGATACTGCTACAATTCACCAGCGTATCGTGGCCGCACAGCGCCCCTGGCACGCTCAGCCAATGCGCCAGCCACGCGCTGCGCGATCTCGGTAGCGAAAACACCATGAATTGCATAGCCCGATGCTCCTAATCTGGAAACCACGTGACCTTCGGAATTTCATCGCCATACCAGGTGACTCGGATAGAATCCCCCGTCTTGAGCGGCACCGCACCGCCAGTCAGCGTTACCAGATACCACGTTGCACCATCACGGGAGAGCTCCACTTGCGCACCAGTGACAACCATTGTGCCCTGTATGAGCGCGGTGTACTCGAATGGGCTCGCCCCTGGCGCCTGCGGCACTGCTGGCTGTCCAGGGCGCCCGCTGAGCACCAGCGTCCCGATGTAGCTCGCTGTGGCAGTATCATACACATCAACGCCCCCAGCGATGTTCTCGACAAAATACACCGCGCTCCCGCCAGGGACATTGCTCCCCCCGGTATTCCTCCAGAGCGAGACAAAAAACCTATACCACGGAATCGAGACATTTCCATTGGAGTCCACCAGCGGGGTGCCAAGATACGGAAAGCCCTGTTGATTGCTCGACATCGCGCGATGCTCAGCCCCAGAAATTCTGTTCGATAATCCGCCCCAGCACCCAGGCACCATTCAGCGCGACCTGCGCCGGAATCGCGTGGGAGATCTCATATAGCCGATCCACCGCGACTCCCATGCCGGGCCATTTCGGCATCGTGCTGTATTGCCCCAGCTTGCCTGCGCTCTGCAGCGACGCAGTGGTCCAACTCCTCCCCCTATCATCGCTGTAGCGCAGCGTCAATTGCGGCCCGACATCCTGCGTCGGATCGTTGCCGCATTCGAGATCAAGCCAGAAATGATTATGCTGGACCTGGAGTCCATTGCTTGGAATCGACAGCCACTGATTGATCTTCCCAAACATAATATGCGGGAATCCACGAATGCACACCAGCGGAGATTGCACGCCCCCAACATCATCGTAGTACTGCTTTGCATCCATCGCATAGATCGCGCCGTTCTGCCAGTCCCCCACAACATTCAGCCCATTGATGAATGCACAGCAATTCGCCCTATGCCTATGCAGCACCCCATCCCCATCGCTCCACGCCTGCTGATGCCACGCTTGCTGCGGATCGCCAATGGAATCATCGAACACCCAGGTCTGATCGCCACTCGGAAATGTCAGCACATAGAACACATGCCCGCCCTGCTGATAGGTCCATCCAATCGCATCGCTGATCGGGATTCCTTGCTCCCAGAGCTCCTGCAACGCCCATTCAATCGCGTGATTGGAAATCCGAGTGGTCTCATATCCTCGCTGACGGAATACTATCCCCTGGCCCTGGAGATCCTGGCCGAGCCAGAACACACTAATGTCGCTGCTGGCGATGGAGTATTTCGCAGCAATCCCGTGCTCGATATACGCGCCAGGGAGCTCCGCGAACGGAAAATTCACATTTCCCGCATTGTACCAGATCTCGCTCTTGAGCGACCCCATGAGCAGGATTTCTCTCCGATTCACATACAGCGTTTGCAGCAAATCCGGATATGCTGCTTTGCCAGCAATATACAGCGGATCAAATGTGATGGAGTTGCTCAGCGTGCTGATGAAATTCCTGGTCCCTGGATTATTAAACAGCACATATGTGTCCAGCGTATCGACTCGATCAGCGCCCTGGAATGCGCCAGTCGAATCCACCAGCGGCGCGAATGCCTGCGTCGCCAGATCCACAGTCCATCCATTCGGACTCCCATCCACAACCACCAGCGTCGTGCCGTTGTCGATCATGGAGCAGATATTGCTGCGATTGGGACTCAGCAACCCGAGCTGCTGCACGCCCCACGCTGGAGTGATATAATACATCCCCTGGCCAATCACCGCGTAGCCGCCAATGCCTGTGCTTGGCCGATACAGCGCTCGCACCGGAGCGATTACAGGCCCCGCGATGAGCTGGCGCAGACCGGGCCGCTGATAGAGCGTGATCTGCGCGTTGGAGTCCTTGGTGTTGACCTCGGGGTAGTAGTTGATACTCCGCTGATAGTTAGCGATGGGCGAGCGGGCAACGTAAGAGCCACCTGTGAAGATTAGCCGGTCCATGTGGGGACGGTTCCTTTGTCAATGGCCTTACAATGCCCGTACAATGCCCTTGCGCATCATGTCCTATGCACTAGCCACACCCCATTGTGCGCTTTCCACGACCCCCGGCGCGATGCACGTATACCGGCACCGCTTCGCATTCGTCAGCGTCACACTCGCCCCACCATCAATCGTCCCGCTCGCCCAATACACCGTCAGCGGATTCGCGCCATCGTTGTAGATGTCCTGATACTGGCCAGGGACGAGCTTTGGATTCAGCGCCGCGCCAGTATTGGCCGCAACGGTTGAGAATTGATTGACAGTGCTGAGCAGCACCAGCGCGCTCGCTAGCGCAGCACCAAGGGCGGTCAGCCCCGCTGCAACGCTGACCTGCGGCGCCGCAAATGCGCCATTGAGCGCATCGCCGTCGATAAGCCTGGGGCCACTAATGAAAGTGCTGGGTGAACTTGATGTCTCGGCCATGAGGAGTCTCCTGAGTGAGTTGCGATGAGCGAATTTATCCTATTCATTCCCACTCGGCCCGCTCAGAACCGATCAGAGAATATATTATACCCATCAGCATTGCGGAACTGCGGCAGCCGAAGGCGGGCGATTTGAGTATTCGCGCCACGCAGCGTTGCGAGGGACTGCCTCGCGCGCTCCGGCAGCGTGTCGCCCTGGAACGTCCCAACGCGATAGAGCGCCCTGAGCATCATTGCGAGATTAGCACAAATCGCATTGAAGTATTCGTAAGGGATGTTGAATTTGGTTGCTGTATTCGCGAAGCTGCTCGGCAGCTGGCACATGATGGAGATGTAAATTCCATAGATACTCGCATTGGGGACAGGATACACATGGAGTGTTGCGAGCCCCCCGGTGCTCTCCCACCCAGTATCCAGAAACACGCACCCTGGGAAGCTAACCATCTGCTTGAGCGCGATTTGATTGAAATCCTCCATTGCTTGCAGGATCTCCAGCGGATAGTCTACTTGGTTGGGAGGATTGAGCTGGAGCTGCCGCAAATACGCGCTTTCTAGCTTCGCCGGGCGTACACTTCCGGCCCCCGTATCAAAATCCCCACCCGGCCCGACAGTGTATGTGCTCGCCCCTGTCGCTGTGACATTCAGCGTCACAAGATGCCACACAAGCCAGCGCTTGCGATTCCAATCCGCCATGAGCCACTGGAGCCGAGCCTGCGCATC